CTTCGGCAGTTATTGACCCGTGAGGGCATTGTTGCGCATGCGTACAACCCCGGAAAGGCGTCGAAATTGACTCGTTTGCACATGGTTTCTCATCTTTTTGCGAGTGGGATGGTGTGGTTTGTGGAGTCTGAGAAGCGAAAGGGTCAGGCTAGGAGCTGGGCGGAGCCGCTTTTGTATCAATTGTGTGCATTTTCGGGTGAGGGGAGCATTCGGCACGACGATTTGATGGATGCGTGCACACAGGGATTACGTTTCTTGGCTGACAGGGATATGATAAGTGTGACTAAGCCTAAGCCGTTGCAACCGAGGCTGATTGTGAACGAGCGGCCAAGAGGAAATCCGTATGGCGTCTGACAGCGAAAACACGATTAAGGGTGCCCAAGAGGAATTGGGCGAGATGTTTGAGTTGCCCGAGGAGGCGGCGGAGGTTGAGGACACTGAAGACGGTGGTGCGATAGTCATTCTTGAGGAAGAGGCTGTTGTATCCGTCAAGGAGATGGAGTTTTACGCCAATTTGGCTGAAGAGTTGCCCGAAGGGGACATGGATGAGTTGGCGCAGAACTTGGTTGGATTGATTTCCAAGGACAAGGAAGCGCGAAAGAAGCGTGACGAGCAGTATGAAGAGGGGATTCGACGGACGGGACTTGGAGATGATGCACCGGGCGGCGCTTCGTTTCAGGGTGCAAGTCGAGTTGTGCACCCCATGCTCACGGAAGTCTGCGTGGACTTCTCTGCCCGCGCTATTAAGGAGATTTTCCCTGCTGAGGGGCCTGCGAAAGATCACATTGTTGGGGAAGAGACGGCTGAAAAGGTAGCCAAGGCGCAGCGCAAGACGCGGTATTTGAATTGGCAGTTGACCCAGCAGATGCCGGAGTTTCGGGCCGAGTTGGAGCAGTTGCTCACTCAGGTTCCGCTGGGTGGCGCACAGTATTTGAAACTTTCTTACGACGCGAACAAGAAGCGTCCGGTGCCTCTCTTCATTGGCATCGATGACATTTACCTGCCGTATGCGGCAACGAACTTTTATTCTGCCGAGCGCAAGACTCACGTTCAGTATGTGACGGAGATTGAGTATCTCCAGCGCGTGCGTTCTGGGATGTACCGGGATGTGGAGTTAGCGCCGACGACGGCTGACCCTGATGTATAGCGAAGTCTGAAAAGGCGAACAACAAGATTGAGGGTCGTGACGACGGCGCGTATGACGTTGACGGGCTGCGGACCATTTTCGAGGTTTACGCGATTGCGGACCTTGAAGAGGAGTATGGGTTAGCGCCGTACATCATTTCGATTGACAAATCGACCGGCAAGGTTTTGAGCATTTACCGCAACTGGCAGGAGAGCGATCCTACTTTTGAGGAAATGCAGTGGATCATTGAGTTCCCGTTTGTGCCGTGGCGTGGTGCGTATCCGATTGGCATTCCGCAGATGATTGGCGGCATTTCGGCAGCGGCTACGGGTGCTTTGCGTGCGTTGCTGGACAGTGCGCACATTGCCAACTTCCCCGGCATGTTGAAGTTGAAGGGTGGCCGCGAGGGTGGTCAGTCAGAGCGCATTGATCCGACCGAGGTGAAGGAGATTGAGGGTGGTGCGTTCAGTGACGATATTCGCAAGATTGCGATGCCGTTGCCGTTCAACCAGCCTTCGGAGACGTTGTTCCGGTTGCTTGGCTTTTTGATTGATGCGGGTAAGGGTGTTGTTCGCACCACCTTGGAGGACATTGCCGACAATCAGGGCAACATGCCGGTGGGCACCCAGTTGGCGCGAATTGAGCAGGGCATGATGGTATTCAATGCAATTCACGCTCGGCTGCACGATGCGATGGGTCGCACGCTCAAGGTTCTGCATCGTATCAACGCGATGTATTTGGAGAACGAGGAGGTCAAGGACGAGACTGGCGAGTTGCTGGTCAAGCGGTCTGACTTCTTGGGCCCGATGGATGTGGTTCCGGTTTCGGACCCCAACATTTTCTCTGAGGCGCAGCGATTTGCTCAGGTTCAGGCGCTTAGCCAGCGAGCAGCGGCTCTTCCGCAGGTTTACAACATTCGCAAGGTTGAAGAGCGCATTTTGAAGCAGTTGCGCATTCCGAATGTTAAGGAGTTGCTGGTACCTGCTCCTGAGCCCAAGGAGATGAATGCGGTCAATGAGAACGTGGCTGCGTCTTTGGGTCGTCCGATTACTGCATTTCCGGAGCAGGACCATCTTGCGCACTTGCAGGTGCATTTGGACTATCTGACTTCTCCCATTTTGGGATCTTCGATGCTGATGGCCCCGCAGTTTATCCGGTTGGTTTTGGGGCACATCAAGGAGCACATTGCGCTGTGGTATGCCACGCATATTTTTGAGGTGGCTTCTTCGGCTGCGGGTCAGGACATCAGCGAGTTCCAGAAGATCAAGAGCACGGAAGTGAAGAAGGAGTTGGACCAGCTTTTGGCGGCGACGAGCCAGCGTGTTGTTCCGGATGCTGCGCGTGCCTTTGGGGCTATTCCGCAGATCGTTCAGCAGGCTGTTGGCATGTTGCAGCAGTTGCAGGGCATGAGCGCCCCGCAGGATCCGAAAGTGCAGGCTCAGATGGCCGAGGTTCAGCGCAAGGCGTCGGCGGATCAAGCCAACATTGCTGTCAAGCAGGCTGAGTTGCAGTTGGCTCAGGCCAAGTTGCAGCGTGAGGTTCAGGACTCTGCCCAGCGTCAAGAGACGAATATGCAGCGCGAGATGGTCAAGCAAGACCGGCTGGATAAGCGTCAGGCGGCGGAGCTTGAGGTCAAGTTGGTTACGAACCGTGAGGATAACGATACGGCGAAGCAGATTGCCGCGATGGAAACAATCACGGGTGAGAAGGTTGGGGTTTCGACGGGTACAGGTATCAATCCTTAAGAGGTGATTTATGGCAAACGACTACATGAACCAGCACAAGATGATGGCGATGGGCGTCAATGTGTCTGGTCAGAAGATGGTAAATGGTGGCCCTAAGAAGGGCATGGACATGGGTCCGAAGGGGGTAAAGGGCGACCCCAAGGCAACGCCCGCATTGATGAGTCAGGGGAAGAAAAACGCATGATTGAAAGATTGATAGACGAGTTGGAGTTGGCCAAGGCTCGCGTTGCACACGACGCGATGAAGCGGCAACTAGATGGTAAGGATGCTCGTTTTGAATATGGCAAGGCAGTGGGCACTTACGCCGGGTTGCAGGCCGCAATTAACTACATCAATAGTCTTCTCACAGAGCAGGAAGAAGACGAAGAGGATTTTTAAATGAGTTCTAATGAGGCTTTTCCTAGTGTAGAGCCGGGTTTGATTCCTTTTGGATCTCGCGTACTGGTGCAGATTCGTACCGCCAAGAAAACTTCTGCAGGCGGCATCATTTTGCACACCGAAACGCGGGAGACTGAGATCTGGAATACCCAGATTGCGAAAGTTGTGAAGCTCGGGCCGTTGGCCTTCAAGAATCGCAACACGATGGAATCTTGGCCGGAAGGTAATTGGTGCAAAGAGGGCGATTTCGTCCGAGTGCCTAAGTACGGCGGTGATCGTTGGAAAGTGCCGTTTGGCAAGGACGGGGAAGAAGAAGCCCTGTTTGTGATCTTTAACGATCTGGACATCGTGGGTGGCGTAGTGGGTGATCCGCTGGCCATCAAAGCGTTTATCTGAGGGTTAAATCATGGCTAAAGAGCAATTGACCGAAGATGACACCAATTCCGAAAAGGAAGAGTACGTCATTACCGAGACCCCGCCGGAGCCAGAGGCCGAAGCGGCAGACCAGCAGGCCGAAGCCGATGAAGCAGACGACGAAGATGAGCGGCTAGCAGATTCGGATGACGATGACGCTGATGACGACCAACCCAAGGGGCGACGGGCGCTTACCCCAGAGGAAAAGCGTGCCCAGCGTCAGCAGCGCAAGTTCCGTCGCAAGGCTGCGATTGAACACAAAGAGCGTGAACTGGCGTACCTGCGTGCGGAGAACGAAGAGTTCAAACGCCGCTTATCTAACGTCGAAAAGCAAACGACGCAGTTTAATCTCAATACTGTAGACCAGCGGCTCAACGAAGCGCTTAACGAAGCCAATATGGCTGAGCGCATCATGGCTAAAGCCATTGAGCAGGGTCAGGGCGAAGATGTCACCAAGGCACTTCAGATTCGTGATGCCGCACTGGAACGCGCTCGCCAGTTGAAAGCTGCCAAGGATCAGGTTGAAAAAGCCCCTGCTCCGAAGCCGCAAAAAGACCCCCGCGTAGCCGCCTATGCCCAAGAGTGGATCAAAGCCAACAACTGGTACGACCCGTCCGGCAAAGACGAAGATTCGGCCATTGTGAAGGTGATTGACCAACGTTTGGCAGCGGAAGGCTTCAACCCAGCCTCAGAAGACTACTGGATTGAACTCGACAACCGGGTGGCTCGCAGGCTTCCCCATCGTTACGGAGAGGAAACTGTGGAAAAAGCCAAGCCAAAACGGGGTGGCCCCCCTGTCGGCGGTAAGCGCGAATATGCCTCGCCGTCTACCCGAAAAGAGATCTATATCAGCCCTGAGCGCAAGCAGGCACTGATTGACGCAGGCGTGTGGGATAACGCCGAGTTGCGTCAGAAGTACATAAAGCGCTATGCTGATTATGATCGTAACAATTCTTCTCGCTAAACAAGGGAGCGAGTTATGAGCGACGAAAGACTGAAGAAGGCACTTGGCGAAGGGCGCGAGAACCGGACTGCGTATGATCGCGCAGCAACTGAGAACCGCGAGTTGTCAGACGATGCCCGCGTTGAGATGTTTCGACAGCAATTTATTCAGGCCGCGTTGCCTGATTTGCCGAAGATTCCGGGTTACCACACTTGCTGGTTGACCACGACGAACCCTAGAGATTCGATTCAGGCGCGTATTCGGCTTGGTTATGAGCCGATTAAGCCCGAAGAGGTTCCCGGTTGGGAATACGCTTCGATTAAAACTGGCGAATGGCAGGGTTTTGTTGGGGTCAACGAGATGCTTGCGTTTAAGCTTCCCATGTCGCTGTACAAAAAGTACATGCAGGCTGTGCATTACGATGCACCCAATGAGGAAGAAGCGCGGCTGCTGGGCGCAACTGAAGCCATGAGAGAACAGGCTGAACGCGCCGGGTCAAGGCTGGTCGAAGGTGACGGCATGTCGGCAATTCGGGATTCCGCCAGTGTACGTGCTCCACAAGAGTGGTAACTGGCAGTCACGTTTTGTGAGGATTTAACTATGTCTGCGACCAGTGCTCCTTTTGGCCTGCGTCCGGCGTTTCATCCGAGTGGGATCATTCGTCCCACCGCGATGAGCATCGAGTCCGGATACAACGCCAACATTCTCCAGTTCCAGCCGGTCAAAATTGGCGCTAGCGGTACGATTGTTGCCGCTGCCGCCACCGAGGCCGACATCGTTGGCACGTTCATGGGTGTCGAGTTCACCGATACCGATGGCCGTCGCCGCGTAAGCAACAAGTGGACGGCTTCTACGTCGGCCACCGATATCGTTGCTTATGTCACCACGGACCCCGCTATCGTCTATGAGATCCAAGCGAACAGCTCGGTGAACATTACCGATATGGGTGCTCAGGCGGCCTTGGCGAGCGTCAC